CGGATAGCGACTGTTGCAAGTGGTCGTGAATTGTGTGTTGACCCAGGGGACTGGTTTGGTGAACCTTTTCCTGCACTGCATCAGAGGTGCCCGAACTAGATTTGGCTCTCGCTCGATAAAGCCCCATAACTCTAACCGAGATGGACTCGGGTCATGGATACGCCACAACTCGGGTGAGATCAGTGCAGGAAAAGGTTCACCAAACCAGTCCCCTGGGTCAACACACAATTCACGACCACTTGCAACAGTCGCTATCCGCCCGTTCCGTCGGCGGCTACCGCTTAGCGGTTTAAGAATCCCAAACCAAGTATGAACAATGCTAACTTTGCAGGCGGGATTGCTACACCCGAGGCTGTTTGCCCGTATGCCCACAACTTACGCCACCCTAGAGCTCCAGACGTCGGTCGACGGGCACTTGTGCACGCCGCCGAGCTGCCTTAACTGCTGCTCTAGCGAGATTAGTCCCAACTTCAATAATCGGGTCTCGATTCGCTGAAATGTATTCCATCACGCGGGTGGTCTTTGATTTTACCCTCTTTTTATTATTTTTATTTGGACTAGCAGCGATAAGGATCGGCGGGACGGTGTTTCCAGGACTGCGTGAACATGCGTTCATCGCAGCCGCAAGAGCCATCGGATCACTAAGGGACGGACTGACGTCATACGTCACTGCTGTAATATTGCTGGGGATAACCTCCCAGTGAGCAATGACTTGAACGTCGTAAACGTTACCTGTAATCGAGGCGGCTCCTGTTACATCGCCAGAGATCATAACTAACAGGGCATTCTCGCCATAACAAGGCCCTCCAGAATTGGTACTGCTAGCAAAGATACTATTCGTTACTAGTGCGCCAGCAGTGGTAGTAGAAGGTCCGGTATAAGCGGTATTAGAGCCTGTCCTAAAATACGACGGCACCCCGTTGGGTAGCCAATAGAATGTTTGAGTACGATCCCCAACCCTCGTCTCCTGATAATCTTTTATGTACGACCGGAGCGTCGCACTTCCGTAATACCCCACATTCTGTTTTCCAAGAATTGTGCTTAAAGGGCTGAGTTGGGTGCCTGTGGTGGCAACCCCTGAAGCAGGATATTCCAACTGGGCATTTCCAGAAACAAATTCGCCAGCCCGATTTAGCTCGGTACCAGCATAAGTAACGGTCACACCACAAGAGGTCATCCTAAGCTTACAAGAGTCGCCGAACCCACCGACATTTGGAACATCATGACCAGCGTAAAGGGCAACGCCAGCAGATGTGCTAAAGTCGGTAAGATTCCCAGCACCCGCAACAGCCTCCTGCAACTCGACAACATGAGCATAGCAGTTAGGGTATACCACAAACCCACCTGAATGGGAAGTGGAAGACCCAGACCACGCAGAAGTGACGTGTTGAAAGTACAACCGCGACACAATACACCCGCTCGAATTGGTCTCGAAGTCGGGAATATGTGCCGCAGGTGCGGAGAGCGGATCGCGTAATGAATTTGCCCACGCGTTAGGGCTTTTCAAGTTTTTATTTATTATTTTACTCGGCATAATGTTGTGATAGTGGATGCCTAACAACAATAATAGGGACTGTTCATCACATGATAACCTGAGTTAGGAAGCGCCGTGCAGTCTCTTGGCGTTTTGGTTAGCACCCAACTGTAAGGGATTTTGGGCAATTACATCATGCAACCCACTTGCTAAACAACCCGGGATTGCAACACCCGTCAATAGTTTGAGTACCTAGCGTAGGCAACGTTCGGTAAACGTTAATGCTGCTGTAGCACCGCTAGCCATGTCCCACACACTAGGACCACAACTGGTTAAACAAGGAACGTTCCCAAGGAAGATGGGGACCGTATCCAATCACTAAATCATTATAATACCCTTCCAGAGCTACCTGGTAGGGCGGGGTGAGGTCAAAAGCTTCAAAGTAAGACAATCTGGTCGCGGGAGAGATTTCTCCCACACTCGCAACCATCTGATGAACAGCCTGACTCATGTTCCAAGACAATCCCTCCCTGCACAGTCTTTCAACCGCGCGGGTAGTCCTGGTCTCTTGCCTACGAGACAATTCACATTCCTTCAACATCCGATCGGCGTTTCTTCCATAGCAGAGATACAATGATTGCGCTACCGGCACCCGAGAATGGGTAGCCAGTCCGCACAACGAAACCGCTTTCATCCACACGGCTAATTCGCGCCTCGTACGAAGCTTACGCAAGCTAGTAGCGTCTTTTACGACTGCATCCTGGACATTGCGTACCATAGTATAACTACCGCCTACTAAGACGGGATGGGTCTGGCAAAAATCGATCCCCTCCAGCCTGTCGTTCTGAGAACTTATAGTCAACTCAAAACCGACTGAAGAAAAGAACGGCCTAACCCTATTCAGGAACATGCGAGCGTCGTGACGCTCAATGATGACAGTGCAATCATCTCCCGCGTCGACAAACCGATAAGGAATGCCGAGATTGGCAAATAGCACATACATGCAACTACTAATCATGGTAACCCCAACTAAACTGGTATTCATCTGCCCAGAAGTCAGAGTCCCATCAACAGTATAATAAACTGCACCATCATCACACTGCACTCTCGTTTTAACACGGAGTTGTTGCTTTAATAACCTGCTTATTTCATCACTATTCGCGTAACATCCTGTGATGAACTGATGTGTCCATCCGAGCATTTCTGAAGACGTGCTGCGGTCCATTTTCTTCACGTCAATATCGAATGATACGGGGTCTAAAATCTCTGACCAGTGACTACTAAACAGATTACCAACTTCGCGATAATTCAACCCTTTCGTGACCACCTTGAAACCAAACATATTATCAATCGCCGCATAAACCACGTGCTCAGCGGGCTTTACATAGCAACCCGTTTTGAGAAGGAAACGCGCAGAAGGCGGCGATATCATGCGTGGGGCTTTAGAACTACCGTCCATTTTACCCAAGATCTTTTCGAACTTAATGAAAGCCTTTATTCGTGCATCATCGGGGCCCAAAGGCTCCAATTGCAGACTATGGTACGCCCTCTCGTAAACCCGCTTCTTGAGACCGCAATACGTACCAGCAAATTGCTCTGCTGGGATCGCGGTGCATTCCACGAGTCGTGATAAGAGCGCATCCCGGGCTAAGTCTAGAATCCTGGAATGTCCGTGAGGCCGCCGAGTTTGAGCAATAGGAACAAAATGGCCACCAACCTCAGCTGTTAGAACTCGAACTGAAGCGGCGACAATCGCATTATGCACCGATGCGTTATGACAATACACGAGACGAGGCCCGGCGACTTCTGAAAGATAAGTCATACCTCTCTCGCGTACAGGAGACCCATACCGCAGCACCCGTAACCCTAGGTCGATATCCGGCAACTTAACGCCAGATTCTTC